CCGTACGGCGGTGCGCCGAGAGAAACGGCGGATGCCGAAACGGCGACGCCGGTATGGGGTACTGCACCGCAGACGGGCGCTAATTCCACGATCATGTCCGCGACCGACACGCCAATGATCGGTACATTGCATAATTCGTTTTGGACTTCCGGCGATCTAAGCCCAGTTATTGACGCACTTGACACGACAAAAATGTGGTTATCCGCTAACCAAGGAGTTTGGACCACTACGCTTCCGCTTCCCGCTTCTCCGATAAAAAGCACTTTGATTTCGGTTAGCGCGGGCATTGAGGAAATTGTCAATAACTGTATTTGTGTTCCACCTAGTAATGCCCCACTGTTGTTAGGTTGGGATATTGGGTTGCTTCAGCAGCCTAACGTAAATACTTACCTTCCTAAACAAAATTGGTATCCGTCGAATTTTCTGAATTTTGGCGCATGGGCGGATTACGCGTCCAACAACTCGAATTTTGTTGCTGCAATCGTGGATTTTCAGGGTCCCGAAGTGTCCGGGTATTCTACGGACGGCGGCGTAACGTGGACAGCGTTTGCGGGTGCCGTCTCAGGCGGGACGGCGGCTGGCAGCATTGCAGTTGCAACGTCTTCGGAAATGATTTGGGTTCAAGCCAACGACGGGCAACCGCAGCATACTTTAAACGGCGGCTCGTCATGGTCAACAATTTCAGGGCTTCCTGTTCCGGGTTGGCATCATGCCTACTATAATAATCGGTGTGGCGTTGCGGCCGATCGCGTCAACGTCGGTACGTTCTATATTCAAAATGGTGGCACGGCCGGCGGCGGCACTAACGCACCCGGAACTTATGTTATTTCCAACAGCGGTGCGACGGTCGTTTACCACGCGAACACGATTGACAGCCTCACGTTTGACGCAACGACGGGCGGGTCGCCCAACGACGGCAATTTTAATGCTCTGTTAAGAGCCGTACCCGGAAACGCGGGACATTTGTTCTTTGCATCGGGCATTGTTGGTAGTGGTGGCACCCAAGGCAATCCGGCTTCCGCGTGGCCGCATACGGCACGATTTTGGTCGAGTCACGACGGCGGGGCTACGTGGGTAGACGTATCAAGCCTATCTTCAAATAACTGGACAGTAAGAGAAGTGTGGTCTTTCGGACTTGGTGCTCCCGTCTCTCCAAATACGTACCCCGCTGTTTATGTTTACGGGTTCGTTGCGACTGGCAGTTCGCCGTTGCCATCCGGCTCTTCGCCAGCCTTGTGGGCTTCATACGACGGTTGCGTGACGTGGACGCAAATCGCCGGCCAGCATCCTTCGGGATGGCCTGATGTAGTCAAGTCGATCAACGGTGATATGAGTATTGCCAAAAGAATTTATGTTGGGTACCAGGGAAGCGGTTGGCGCTATTATCAAGGATAGGCCATGAGCACTTTTTACGATACCGTCTTGCGCAACTCGCCCGCGTTCCGTTCCGATGTTGTCTGCAAGGATATGGCAATGCTGGAGCCCGGCACCCGCGCGGCCGTACTGGCATTGGTTGCGGAAGCCAAAGCCGAAGGACACGACTTGCGCGTGCTGGAAACCTACCGATCACAGACGCGGCAAAGTGCGTTGTTCATGCGCCATGCGACACAGCTACGCGTCGTTGGCTGCCATGGCTACGGCGTAGCTGCGGACTTCGGGGTTTTCGTAAACGGTAAATATGCTACCGACAATAAGCCCTACGTCTTTTTGAAAGTGCTGGCGCGAAAGCACGGGCTCGTCAGCGGACAGGATTGGGGGCACGCAAAAGAGGGTAGCTTCGTGGATAGCGGGCATGTTCAACGTATTCCTGTGTGGCGACAGAACGCCTTGTTTGCGGGAGCGTGGTTCCCACCGGCCGTTTACGATCCGTACACCGACAGCCGAATGGGCGGTCACTTAGATGTTGTGGCTGTCGTCCCAGCGTAAGCGCTCCCGCCATCGCCAGAGTGGTCGTTTTTTCCGAAGTCGTCCAAGTCCTTTTCGAATTCGGCAAGGTCTGTCACGGCCAGATCAAGATCGCTGTGTTTTGCCATGAACACGCTCTCCCGGCGCTTATGAACCTCCCGCACGCGGTCAACGTACTTCGTTACGTCGGCTTCTATGGCGGTTTCCAGCCCCGTCCGTGCGTCGGCGGCTTTCTTGAGCGTATCGGCCAGCCGTCCCATACGAAGCACCCTTGCGGCCCGTATCAGGGCGGTTAGCCGTTCCAGCGTGATTACATAGGGCGCGCGGCCTGAGGGCCTTACCACAAGCGACAGGGCCGGTTCGGAGGGCATCTTTACCGGCCCTGCCTTGGGGGCGTAACTCTGCTGGACAGAGGCATACGTATGACATAAAGTTGTACGACAGGCAAGGGGAACTATCATGAACAAAACGCAGCTTCAAACGACCGTAGCGCCGCTTATCGGCGTTGCCGCGGGTTATCTCGCAGGGGCGCACGTCCTGGGCCTAGACGCGTCGGCGTGGACCGTGGTGATTACAGGGCTCTTGACCGTGGGGGCCGTGCTCTGGCCGGCTCTGGTGACCCGCGCGCAGTCGCTCAAGGATACCGTGGGGCACATGGACAAGACTACCGTGGTTACGGACCCGGCATCCGCGGCAGCCCTGCCCAACAACAAAGACGTGGTTGCAGCCACGCCGGCCATCGTTGCCGCTATCAAGGCGTCGGGACAGTGAAAAAAGCATGGCCTTGGGCTGTCGGCGCTTTCCTTTGGCTGGCGTGGTTTGGGTACTTCGAAACCGAAGCATTCGTACACCCGGAAAAGTACGACACGCTTTCGCATGTTGTTTCAGGCATCGGTGCTAAGTGGCCGTTGGCAATTTTCCTTTGTGGCTACGTTGCCGGCGTACTGAGCGCACATTTTTTCTGGCCTTGGAATAAAAATCCGCTAGGTCCGGGTGGGGGTTGAATGCCGTACAAGGACCCGGAAAACCAAAAGAAGTACCACAGAAATAACCGCGCTCGAAAAAACGAACTGCATCGTGCGCGCCGGGCCGCTCGTACACAAGAAAAGATAAAAGCAGATTTAGAAATAAAACGTGCACGTTACGCAGCTCGTAAAGAAAAAATAACTGCTAAAGAACGTGAGCGTCAGACCGGCATTGCTCCTGAATTGAGAACGGCACTTAAACGACTTAAAAGGTACGGCATTTCGCAGGAAGAGTATGCCGCGTTACTTACGCGGCAAAATTTTGTTTGCGCTCTCTGTAAATTAAAACCGCCGATTGATGTTGATCATTGCCACGATACTGGACGCGTTCGCGGTCTCCTATGTCGTGGCTGTAACGTCGGTTTAGGACAGCTAGGCGATTGCGTAGAGGGATTAGAGCGAGGTATTATTTATTTAAGAGGTAGCGGTGGCTAGCTTTCCGTGGGAAGCGCCGGCCGTACAAAGTCGGGCGGAGCAACGTGATAAACTGCGGAATTTTGACTTCTATCGCGAAAAGTTCTTGCGGGTCCGGCCGCGCGAAGGCGGTGACCGCGTATCCTTCATTCTCAATAACGCACAACGCGTATTGCATGCTCGCATAGAAGCGGAGCACAAGACGTTCGGCATGGTGCGGGCGCTTATCCCAAAAGCCCGCCGGATGGGTGTGAGTACGTATATCGGCGGTCGCTATTTTCACCAAGTCGCAACTATGTTTGGACGTCGCGCGCAAGTCGTGGCACACCGGGCCGACAGCGCGCGAAACCTGCATCGGGAAATCAAGGAATTTGCGCTAGGACTGCCGGCGAACCTGTGCCCGTCTGTCGGGGCCACCAACGCGCAAGAACTGATTTTTGACGTGCTCAAATCTTTGTACAAGGTATCATCGGCAGACGGCGGCGATATTGGCCGTTCCGACGATTTCCATGCGCTGCATCTATCGGAAGCCGCGTTCTTTGACAACACCGAAGACCTTTCGTCCGGCTTGTTGCAAACCGTACAGAATCTGCCCGGCACTGAAATGGCGATGGAGAGCACCGGCAACGGGCAATCCGGCATGTTCTTTAATATGTGTGAAGAGGCCAACCGCCAGCAAAACAAGGGACCATGGCGCATTCACTTCCTGCCGTGGTCGGTCATGCCGGAGTACCGCGTCGCCGCTCCGTTCGCGTGGAAAGCGACACAGGATTTTGAAGAGTACGCGAAGCTGCACGGACTGGACCGTGAACAGCTCTATTGGTTCTGGTTACAGAATTACACTATCGCGACCATGAACGGCGGACAGGCGGAGAAGATACACCGGCTTACGCGACAAGAGTATCCGGCCATTTATAGCGAGTGCTTTATGGCCGACAGTACGCTTGATTTTTATGCGGCTTCGCTGGTGGCCGCGGCGATGGTGCGCAAGCCAGCGCCGTCTGCAGGTGCGCTGAAACTGCTTTGCGTAGACCCGGCAGGCGACGGCCAGGACAAGCCGTTCGTCTGCGATCGGCAGGGCTCCGCGATCGGTGCCCGCGTGTGGGGCGAGCTGACAAACCGGGACTATAACGTACAAGCCGATTGGCTGGAACAGACGTTCAAGCGTTTCGACATGGACGCTATTCTTATCGACGTGACCGGCATCGGCAAAGGCTTGGTAGACGCCACGCGATTGCGCATGCGCCGTATCGGACCTGAGAAAGTCGTGGCCGTTAATTTTGCATACGGCGCGCTAAACGATACGCTGTACGGCAATCGGCGCGCGGAGCTACACGACAAGTTCCAACGATGGCTGCAAAGCGACGTGTCTATGCCGAACGATAAGCTATTGCAGGAAGAGGCGGCGGCGTACAAGTGGGGTCAAAGCGGCTGCCGACGTGATGAAAAGTCCCGGCTGTTCATGACGCCGAAAGAAAAGATACGTAAGGAAATCGGACGCTCGCCGGACCGGCTGGACGCGTGCGCGGTTTCTATGGCCGTCGACGGATAAGCAACGGTCCGCGCGTTTGCAAATAAGCATCCATTAAACATGAAATAATGTTTTGCATTGCGTAGGCTTCAAATTCGGATGACGGCTCTTTCTCTCCGATACTTTCTCTAATGTCACGCCATACGTGCATAGCTTCATGAACAAGTAGTTCAATAATTTGGTGCGGCTGGCGTTTAAGTACGGTAACGATAGCTACGGGTTTTCCGTCTTTCTTGTTTTTCAGTAACGTTGTACACCCGGCCGAAGTAGGGTACGGATGGTCAGATAGGCTAAGGCGTTTCATTTCTTTATTCCACGCTTTTTTGTCAGGACAGAAGCCGTAATGGTACGGCATCCATCCATGATCGCACCAAACCATCTTACTAATTGGCATGCAGGTGGGCTCCGTACACAGGTTGACAAGTACGGACCGTATACGGTATTAGTTTGCCGATATCAATAGGAGCACACGTACATGGATGCCGAAACCGATAACACCGCAGCCGTTCCGGCCGTGAAAACGCCCCGGAAACCGCGGCCCAGCGAAATTGCTGCAAAGAAAGCGAAAAAGAAAAAGATCAGCAAGTCCAAGCCGAAGGTCCGGAAGGTCGTCAAGAAAGCCAAGAAAGCTACGTCCGGCGCCGCACGTAGCCAGCGTTTTGAACTTCGATTGACGAAGGCGGAAAAGACGAAGCTGGCAGCGCGCGCCAAGTTGAAGCGGATTACCATCGCCAGCATCATCACTGATTTGGTTAAGCGACTGAAATAATGAAAAGACCCCGGTTTTTAAGCCGGGGTCTTTGTGGTTTAGAATTCCAACGCCGCGCCGACCCGGACCGCCGCTCCGCGCTGTACGCACCCGCCTGTGATGCCGATACACATTTGGGTAGATGGCAGGATGTACTCGGCAAACGGGTCGAATACCGCACCATTGGACAGCCGAATTTTGTTGCCCACCATAAACCCGGTTGAAACCAGATATTGCTTGTTGGACGCGAAGCCGTTGGATACGCCTACGTCGTCTTCGTGCAGTGTCACGCCGATGTACGGAAACGACGTAACGACGTTAACGCCGGCCGGCAGCGGGATCAGCGACGGCACTGCGTTTTGTATCGAGGACAGGCCCGGTACCAGACTAAGTAAGAGCGATACCGGGGCGCCGACGCCGAAACGCTGTTCGAACTGTGCCGGCCCAGTCAACGCCAGTCCGTTGGCAGAGCCGTTAAGATTGGCGAAGTCAAACATGCCATCGGCGAACCAATAGCCGCCAGCGGCGCCCATCGGGCAGGTATAGCCTAACGTCAGGCCGATGGCGCCTTGTACGAACTGAGTGCCTACCGCGGCGTTGTTAACTGCCGACGTTTCACCCATCGTGTTGACGCCGTAGTACATGCCGCAGGCTACGGGATAGGTCGCGTAGCCGGTTTGAGCGACGGGCGCCTTAACCGGAAGATCGGCAGCAAAGGCCGGCGAAAGCAGCGCTGCGGTTGCGAGCACCAGGAAAGATCGTTTGAACATGCTGTTCCCCATGGGTTTGAGTTTAACCGTGAGGGGCAGCCTACACCTTGCAATTGTGTCTTTACCGCAACAGTCAGGCTTTAATGCGAAACGCCGGGCCGCTGAATTGTCCTTTGGTTCCGGCATCCTTGCCAACGTTATCCGTATACTTGCCGCTCAAATCCTTGTTGCTCGGGTCCATACCAGCATAGAGGCTGGCAAGCTGCAAACGATGGCGCCGCTGTACGTGCGCCGTAACTGCTTTCGGTCGCGCGCACAGGATAGGGCGGAACGCCTTGCCGTTCTTGTCCGTACCGGCAACCAAATCGGTAAACAGTCCGGTCAATTCGGGGTCCGTGACTTCTTTCCAACCCTTGTTGTGGGCGTCGGCGATTTCCTGCGGAATGCTGTTGATAATTCGGAAGTCATGTTGTGGGTAGCGTTCCCGGTGCGGGATGAACAGCTTTAGCGGCCGGTCCAGCGTGAGGTTCGCGATAATGGCGTCAACGTCCTGGGCTTCGCTGAAAGGCGATTTTCCGGCCGCGTCGCCGGCTTCTAACGCACTCGGTATTTCGCCCGGCGGGTTCGGTGTCAGGTTGGGCGCAAGGCCCGGCTGAAACGGGTTATCCATTATTTTTTACCTTTGCGTTGGTGCGCGGCGTAGTGGCTTTCTAGGGCCTTGCTAACAAAGCTTTCACGCTGTTCCTTGGTAGCCGATTTGGAGACGAATTTATCGGCCGATCGCTTGATTTCCTTCTGGATATCAGGCGGCGCATCTGTGATTTTGGTCCACGGCCCCGAACGTCGCGTGGTGCGCGTGGCGCCTGTGTCGCTTTCGCCAGGGCCGTCCGTCTTGCGCGTTTTGCCGGCCTTCGCCGCTACGGCAGCTTCCGCGGCTTCGGCCTCTTCCGCTTCGCGCGCTTCTTTCTCTTCGTCGGTTTCGTTTTCTGGCGGCTCTTTTACAACAGCCGGCGGCTTGAACTCTTCGTCTACTGCTTTCACAATTGCGGCGGCGAAGGCTTCCGCGGTCGCGAATTTCTTGGGGTCCATCGTCTTGCCAAACTCAAGCGCCTTGGCAGACTTTTTCGGGTCGGTGCCAAACCATGCTTGTTTGTCCAGCTCGGCGCGGATTTCAACGTCGCCGTACGGCGGCGCCTTCGGTGCGGCACTGACGGCCAGCTTGGCAAGTTCAACGGAAACTTTTCGCGCGGCTTCGGTATCGCCGGCTGTTACGGCAGCGTCAAGTTGGCTTTGCAGCCCTAGCGTGGCTTGTTCACGCATCATCACGTTAAGGTCGGTCATGCTGTTTGTGCTTTCATATCGGCGTACGTAGTTTCTTTTTTGGCGTTGAAATTAAAAGCAGGTTCGGACTTCGTATGGACGTTCTTGGCTTCCCACTCCAGCGTTTCCGGCGCGGGCATCTTGTCGGATGGGATGATGCCAATCACGTCCTGAAAACTGGATACGTAGCGCCAGCCACTCGTTACCATGATCTGCCCGCCTTGCACCATGGTTCCGGCGAATGGACGAATTAGCACCCAATCGCCGATATCGACGCGCTGCCGGCTTAAGCCGTCGCCGTCCTTGTAGTGAAACGCCAGCGGCCCCATAGCAACGATGCGTCCGGCCATGACGTTGTGCGCAAGCAAGTCGCGCGAAGTCTGCGGCGTGATGATATTGCCGACTTTTTCCGGCGGAAATGGAATGCGGATAATTACCATGTCCCGCGTCGGCTGCACAAAGTCGTGCGGAATTTCGAAGCCGTACAAACCTACGTCGCTCATGGTCTTACGTCCTCAATAGTGCGTAATTTGTCGGCCAGCTTTTGCAATTCGTTAGCCTCTAAAATTAACATGTGCGCGCGGGTGTGCAAGCGACGTACTCCGAATTCCAAGCCTTCAATACGTGCCTTGCGTTCGTTGTTAATAACCACGTCTTCCGGATTACTCATGCTTTTGTCTCTCTCAAAGCAGTTTCAAATTCCTGTTTCACAGTGTCCACCGGAGACAGTAACAACCGCTCTAATTCATTGAAGGCCGCTGCCCGCCCCTGCATCACCAAGTCCACCGGCTGCCCCGATAGGAGGCGCTGCACCGTTCCCGCCTGTCGGCGGCGCAGATACGCCACCAGCACCTTGGTTTCCGGGCTGTTGATCCATTCCGTTAAGTTCTGTACCTGCATTGCCAGCCTGTTCCATCATTTGCTGTACGGCGTGTTCAAGCTGCGCCATGGTAAGCAACGCCGCTTGGTTGTTCTGCATGCCGCCGGCCGCTTCAACCATGTTTAGCAGCGCTTGCGTAAGCTGTACAGCCACCGCGCCCGTAACTTTGATGGCTTCCGTACGCTGTTTCATCAAGTGTACGGCTCCCTGCATCTTCTCCCACGGCGTTGCCTGCGGCGGCTGCGGCGGAACGATGTAATCTTCCGGATTGGGCACGCGCACCGTTTGCAGGAACGACAAACCCGTTTTCTGCGGGTTGAAAATCATTGGTGCCTTGAGCATTTCCATGAAAACACTGGCGAGCGCACTGCGCTGCATTTCGGTCGCTAGCTGCGGGTCCGCAGTCACGGCCACGCCATTGCCATCCGATGCGGAAATTCCGTCCGGCAGCATATCGTACGCATCGGCCATCCGGACAAACTCGCGAAATTCCTGCGTCATGGACGCAACCAAGCGCCGATGCGCTGCCGACTGGATTTGTGTTCCGTCGTCAATGATGCCTTTTGCCAGCGTCGCCGACATGGACGCGGGCGCGTTTTCCATGACGTTCAACGTACCCGCCAGCCGATCGCCTAGCGTCATGAGTTTTTCAAGAATTTGCACGGAGCCGGGTGATACGGATTTTACGGGGAACGGCGAAAACGCATCGGATAGCGGGCGCCCGTCGGTGGGGATGCCGGTGACGCGGTTGCCTTTCAATTCGATCTTGTCGGGCATGCCAAACTGACTGCCGCCCATCACGCCGCCGTTCTCGCTTTCACTTTCCGCCGTATCGATAATCGACGCCAACAGCCGATCGGATGCGCTTTCCGCGCGGTTCAACAACTTGCCAAACCCGATCGGGAAAAAGCCGCCTTTGGGGTTTGGGAATAGTTTGTACGGATAGAAACGCCGAATAGGGTTGAAGTACAGCGCTTCTTTGGTATCGACCACGGTTTTCTTGGACCACCGCGGTTTGATCTTGACGACTTCGGCCATGTCGTCGCGTGAAATGGTGATAGTCCAGGGTTCGTCTATGCCGTCGCTGTCCAGATCAAGCCACAAATCGGTTTGGTAAAACCGTTTCGGCGCTTGTGGGTCGTTGTCTTCAAACAGCGGTTCGTAATCAATCCAGTGGCCGCGTTGAATTGAACGTTCAATTTCGTACGGGTAGCGTTCGTACTGCCACGTAATACGTGGCGCACGTTCCACCGATCGAACGTTCTTGTTTATGATTACGTCCGTACACGGCAGAAAATGCGAAGTAAATTCCTTTTCGTCGTCTTCGAAGTCCCGCATACGCCACGACAGGCCGGTAACGCCCAAGTGCACCACTAGCGGGTCGGTATCCAGAACCCAGTTCGGGTCTTTGGTGCGGAGCTCACTGGATACCCAAGATGCCAGTCCTTCGCCGCCGGGTTCGCTTGTTTTGACTAGGCCGGGCTCGCCCAGCAACGCACCCGTAGCTTTGGCCGAAAACTGGATAACTGCAGACAACATCATTTCTGTGGACGGCGGCGGTTCTTCGCCAGAACCCTCTTGTTCGCGGTTCTGTGGTGTTTCGTTGCCGCGGTCCGCTTCAACGCTGTCAAGAAAGCTTTTGGCTTCGCCCAGCCACTCGCCCATGCTTGTTTCGTCAACGCCAATCAATTCCATAAGGTCGTTGGCGAGCGTACGGCGTTCGTCTTCGTCAAGCTGTTCGGCAACGTTACCGAATTTTTCCGGGGCCTTTAGGTCGAGTTTTAGCTGTGGGAGGTCGCGCATGATCTGTCATACATCCGTTTGCGGTGTGGTGTCAACGATAGCACGGGCGAGGCGTAAAAGCACTTCGTCACCCCACTGGTTTCGAGCTGCGTTGTACGCCCAACAGACGATTTGAACGTTGCCTTTGATATAGCCCTTCTTATGGCTTATCCTGTCAATTGAGGGCGCGAAGGGGTGCACCCGGTGGTCGGGATGCCGCTCTAAGTCAAATGGTAGTCCTGTCTTCTGGCACTTGCCGGATGCCAACGCCGGGTACACGTCATCAAAAATAAGATTGAATTCGATGTTAAATTTCAGCGCACGGTTTCGTGCGCTTGCTAACATTTGCGACGCGCGGCTTTCCGGTTGTTGCCTGCGTGCGTCCCGCCACATTTTAGCTTGCCCACTTTCTTCGTATTGTTTCATACGTACGGAATTTACTCGTTTTCCTTTCTTGCTCTTATTGTAGCGAGCAGATGCCTCTGCTTGCTTAGTTAAGTACACTTTGTCTCCCTCAGCTACTTTTTTTGCGTGTCGTCGTCGTTGGTACTCGTTTGACCTTTCCGCATTTTCTCGCTGCCATGTTGCTGTACGGCGTTTAGTGGCTTCTAAAAATTTAGGGTCGTTAACATACCGTTCTTTAAGCCGTGCGCTGTTTTCCGCTGACTTACAAGCGCGGCATTTTAGGCGCCACTTCGGAAACATGTTGAGCGGTTTAGCTTCGTTGCATGTATTACAAATTTGCATATCTTTTGACATTTTCTTCGCCCTCTGCTATCGGTTTCGTACTTAAGTTTTAACGGCTGCTGGCCAGTCTTATAACAGATGGAGAATGACATTGCAAGTTATAGATCGCAGCCTCCAACCTAGTCAATACTGGCCAGGTCTCTACGCTCTTTTCGGGCTCGATTACGAACGGCTCATGCCAATCTACACGCAATTCTACGACACGAAGCCGTCCGAAAAAGCGTTCGAAGAGTTCATGACGGAGCGCGCCGGCCTGGGCCTTGCCGTACAACAGCCGGAATTGGAGCCGGTGCAGTTCGACGTACCGAACGAAGGCTACCGCACTCAGGTTACGCACGCGTCGTACGGACTTGCTGTTGCGATTTCACGCGAAGCCAAGGACGACAACCTGTACGAAGACGTTGGCTCCCGCATGATGAAAGAGCTGGCGTTTAGCGCTCGCCAGACGGAAGAGTACATCGCGCACGCCCCGCTACAGGTTGCCGTCGACGCCGTGAACGGTCTTCGTGCCGATGGCGTGCCGCTGATCTCGCCGAACCATCCGACCGCCAGTGGCGTCCAGTCAAACCAGCTCGTTTCGGCGAACGTGTCGGAACTGGCATTCGAAAACGCCGTCATTCAAATTTCGTACAACCGCAACGGCCGCGGTTTTATCATCAACACGCTGCCGCGTCGCGTGATCCTGTCGCCGGAAAGCGGCCCGGAAACCCGGCGTATCCTTGGTTCGCCCCTGCAGTGGAATGCGCAGACGAACAACATCAACGTACTACGTGCAACCGGCGCGCTGCCCGAAGTGGTCGAAACGCCGTACCTTGTCGACAAGGACAACTATTTTATCCAGACTTCCGAACAGGACAAGGACAACGGCCAGGGCTTTACCTTTTGGGAACGCTCCGCCGTCGAAACCCGCGAAGACAGCAATTGGAGCAACCAAGCCTCGCTTATCGCATTGTGGTTCCGCTGCGCTGCGTCCGTGGTGGATTGGCGCACTGTCTTCGGCAGCCCTGGCGCCGACGCCATCTAAGTTACTCCTCCGCGATTTGAGCGGCCCCGGATTAAACGTCGGGGCCGCTTCCTTATTCAAGTGCGCGGCGTGCCATCTGGCAGTCGCGTAATCGCTACGTTGGCCCACATAGCGTTTGAGCGGTGTGCTCGGATGACGAATGTTTTGTCAGGGCCGTCCGGTAAGGTTTCCTGTAACACGTCACAATAAGCTCGTGCTGCCACGCGGCATTTATCCATGGCGTCGATTTGCGCTTGTGTCGGTTTCAGGTACTCAAAAGTCGAAGAGTGCATTTTTAAATCCTTTTCGAGTTGACAGCAAAATGTCATACACCTACTAGCGTATGCAGTGCAAGCATGTTAGGTTTCGCGCATGTCCAGCCCGCAACGCGCTCCCAAACCGCAGTTTGCACCCTATGAAACTTGGGGGGCGTGTTCACGATGCAACGCCCGCGTACCGTACAAGACATTACGGCGGGAACGGTTGACCGGCTTGCTGGTTTGCAGTTCCACGTCCGGACGCCCCGTCAATCCGTGCTGGGACCCTTGGCCGGCGGTGTACGACTTCGAAGCCTATCCGGACAAGTCGATAGAGCCGCCGCCGGAGCCGTTGCCGCTGCGCTACAATCTTGACGCTATTTGGGGCAACGGACCGAAAAAGGGCACAACGCTGGACTTTGCCAACGCGCCTGCGCCAGCTCCCGACGACGCTACGCGACTGCAAAATCTGCTTACGTCGGTGCCGTATTACGCCAACATAGGCAAGTCGGCGGCATTCATGGGGCCAAACCCGACGCTAAAGCAGAACATCAAAAATCTGGTTACCATCAACCCCGCGAACTATGATGGCACGTTTATTCCGTCCAACTCCGTCCGTACAACGGTACCCCCTTCGGAACCGGGTGAGCTGGGCGCGATATCCATGACGGACAAGGACATTCCGGAGGACCGGTTTTGGTCTCCGCCGTGGTCACAGGTTAAGAGGGTCTAAATGACGACGGCTGCACAGATCATTGCCAACGCGTTGCATCTGTTCGGCATAACCGACCAAACGGAACAACCCACTCCAACCGACATTGCGAACAACGTTATTGTGTTGAACGATTTGCTGCGCAACGAAATGGCAGACGGTGCCGTACAGTTTCTTATGAAGCGCGTTGTGGCGCAATTGCCCGCTGGCGCAACTGGGCAAATTTATTCTTTTTCAATCGGCACGGCGAACAGCGGATACTTAGTGCAGCAAGACGCAGTTGCGGTCAAAGCAATGTGGATGAACGATATCAATATCACGGTCAATCGTGAAACACGGCAAGCGCCGATCGCCGACGTGGTGCGCACGACGTATCCGGGCATCATCACCAAATGGCATCAAGAGCGGCAGGCGGACGGCTCTATTCTGATTACGGCATGGCAACCCCCGCGTGCTCCGGCGCCGGCTTTGATCGAATACGGCGGCCGGCTGTCCCCAATTACCGCGGTTGACGGTAGCGACGTGGTTGCGTTACCGCCAGAAGGCATTCACGACGCTACGCTGTTACTGGGCCGGCGCGTTTATAAATCGTATGGCGTCGTGTTTGCGCCTACGGACGTGATTATTCAGGACGCCGAAGCGGTCAACAAGCGCTGGCGTGACTGGGCGCGGGGAGTTCAATGGCTTAGATTTGTGAGGGCATAAATATGGAAGTAGCAACGATTAAGGGCGCAACACATAATCCCGGCGCGCCATGGGGTTGGACCGAAGCAAACGGACCGTGCG